AGGGGGGTACTTAGAGTAGTTCAATTCGCAAGAAGGTCTGGTATGTCCAGATCCGCATTACGAAATTTGTTGAACAGATATGTAGCTTTGGGACAATATGGAGTTATTAGTATTTAATTTCAATGCACACGATATAGAAATATGAAATATATATTGAAAGACACGCCCCCTCTCAGGCCGGGGAGGCACAGCCCCCTTACGTAGCGGCGTTAGCCATGATAGTACCGGCACCTTTGCTAACAATATTAGCACCCACTAGAGAACTAAGACCGTCAACATAAGTAATGCTCTCAACCCAATCAGGCATGGTATGATAATTGACACGGGTTGTATTAATCATATCAATCTTACACTCAGTCAAAGTGATGCTAGTTCCACTAGATGTAGGTTGACCACGGACCACAACCATATACCAATAGGTGTAACCATGAGCATCGGTAATTCCCGCAGGGATAGTACCAATAGTACGATTAAACTCCTCGCCATTGAGTTGTTTATTGAAACGGAAAGTATCTGAGAAGCGACGGGTAGCACCCTGCTCCATAGTAAACACACGCTTGTTAACAACACGCCAATTGGTTTTGAACAACACAGAATCAAAAGGCTTCACACCGATCTCAGCAAACGTAATGGTATTGTTAATGTCAGTAACACCTTGAGACCACGCAGTACCAGGATCCAACCCATTGGCTACATCATTACACTGCATACGAGAACGAAGAGTATACACCTCGACGTGGGCTGTACCCAACTGCGAGTTAGTAATAAGCATATCACTACTAAGAGAGCTTAACAACATACGCTGATTCAAATTGCCAGGGAATGTTGGACAGGCCTTTTGGAAAATCCGCTGAACATCGAATTTGTTCATAATACCCCAACTGAAAACACCCTGATGACCTGAGATGGAACCAGCTTGATAAGCGGCTGTATTAACATCCTTCCAAGTAGCGGTGACTACATTGCTCTTACGAACACCACGCCGAACACCACGGCGACTACGAGCCATCATGCGCGGACGACGCCGGATGGGACGAGCACGAACACGACGACGAATAGGACGGCGACTACGAAGACGCTTACGAATGCGAAGAGCCATTCCCTTACCTGCACCGGCAGCCGGGGATCCTGAAAGATAGCTAGTAGCTGCGTTAAGAAGAGCTGAGCCAATAGGTTTAACTGATCCAGTTGCAAATGATTTAACAAGAGGACCGACCAACGGGCGAAGAGGGCGTAAATAACGGTAGTTTGATTTGCCTGGTCCGTATAATAATGGAGTATCCCAAGGGGGCATTTAGCGCTCGTGAGTTGACTTCGAGCAAATTGTGTGGTCACTTTCCAAAAATAAATTTTAACCCTCAAATATTTTACGCGCGCTAAAATGGAGGTTGACCAAGTTGACAACGCTGGGGGTAATACTATTTCCCCAGCGTACCAGGGTCGTAAGTGGGTTGGTACCCTCTCTAATTACACTGAAGAGGAAGTTGACAAGATTTACACTGGTTTAACGGCCAAAGCCCTAAAATGGGTGGTGGGGAAGGAGATCGCTCCTACCACTCTGACTCCGCATTTACAGATGTATATGGAGTTTAAAAATGGACACCGCATGCAAGGCGTAAAGAATATATTATGCTGTGAAAGAATCCACCTGGAAAAGGCGCGCGGTGACGCTGAAACAAATTATGTGTACTGCACGAAGGAGGGGAACTTTAAATCCTACGGTTACCCTCCGAAGCCAAAGGACCCTATCGTGGTCCCGAGACCTTTCCAAAGTGAAATTATCGGAATATACAACACCACGCCTGATGATCGCAAGATCTATTGGCGTTACTGTTTATCTGGAAATTCAGGAAAGACTGCTCTGGCAAAGCATCTATGTCTTAAAGGTAAAACAATCTTCGTGAATGGAAAAGCAAGCGACGTGAAGTGCGCTGCGGCTAAGTGGATTGAGCAAGGTAAGCCCTTGCACTGCGTAATCTTCGGAATACCGCGGACATGCACGGCGGAGTATGTATCTTACTCTGCTATTGAGGAATTAAAAGATGGAATATTCTTCTCTGGTAAGTATGAATCTGGGCAAGTTATTATGGATTCACCTCACGTGTTTGTCTTCGCAAACTTCCCTCCGGACACCTCTAAACTGTCCATGGATAGATGGGATATAAAAGAAATCGCTCCGGTCCAATTCCACGCGACATCTCCTATTGATCTCTCTAATGGGGGATGGATCCAACCCTATTTGGCTAATAACCCATCCACCTTTCCTACTGTGGCTTCCCTTGGACCTGCTGCTGCTGGAAGTGGTATTTAAGTATCAAACGCATGCGCTCACGGCATGCGTCGTCTGGGATATATATATATGTAGCATCGAAGTGGTGGTATAATTTTTGGGTAAGAAAATGCCGAAAATATATCCAATTTCGGATTCTAATCATTGGGCGGCACGTTGGTGGAGAAGGGCGTCCCATATCCAATGGGTGCATCTGCCGTGGGGCATTAGGCATCTCCTAATGAGGCCAGATATGGGGGGGGCAAGGGGGGTACTTAGAGTAGTTCAATTCGCAAGAAGGTCTGGTATGTCCAGATCCGCATTACGAAATTTGTTGAACAGATATGTAGCTTTGGGACAATATGGAGTTATTAGTATTTAATTTCAATGCA